GGAGAGATGGTCCTATCCCCATTCGCGGGGATCGGGAGCGAAGGCTACGTGGCGCTCGAATGCGGCCGTCGATTCCTCGGGGTAGAGCTGAAACGCGAATACTTCGATGCGGCATGCAGGAATCTGCGCATCGCGGACGGAGCCAAAGATCAACTAAACCTATTTGGCGAATCGGTCGATGAGTAGGTCAAGGAGACAATACCATGAAACCCACCTACTGGATCGCTTTCAAACGCCTCGTCATCCTCGGCTGCGGTGATACCGTCTGGATTCACGACGCGCTCGAGTTCCCGGATCTCGGCTCGGCCTGGCGCTGGATTCTCGCCCGCGAGGGTGATCAAACCGTCATGGGAGCGCACCTTTGCCCGACCGATGGATGACTGTGATCGTACGGATGCGCACCGGGATGAGCGATCAGGATCTCCGGGCGATCCTCAGGGACCGCCTGCGCGATCTGGTACGCGCAGGGATGATTACCCAGTTCCTGGGGCCGTCTGTCCAATCCGCCAGCACGGCGTCTGCTTCTGGAGATCCGGCATCTTCGTCGTCGCCATCCCGAACGCGGCAAAAGCCCAAGCGTCCCACTCCGCCGGCGAACGCACCGTGAGGTGCAGCCGGCGGCAATTCCAGATCGATGGGAACGCGCCGACGGAGACGTAGAGCGCACGGCCAGTGACCGCGAGGAGCCATGCCGGGGCGCGCTCAAGGTCCTCCGGGAGCAGGTGCTCGAGCACATCGAAGCACGTCACGACGTCATGGACCCCGGCCTCGTCGATCCGGTGGATCATGAGGCCACCGAAGGCCGGGTCCTCACGCCGGATGCCCGGGAAGAGATCCGAGTAGTCCACCGCGCCGCTGCCGACGTCGAGCCACGATGCGGGGCGTAGGCGCGCCACCTCGGCCGTCATCATCAGCCGCACGCCATCGTGCCGCCGCGTCGGCTTGCCGTAGTCCGGGCCGGCGTAGAGCCCGCGATAGACGCCGACCTCGGCCTCGCGGCGGGCGGCGAGGGTCACTCGGTTGGGCCTTCCGACGGTGGCAGGCCGAGCCTGGCCAACTCGCGCCCGATGCGCTGGCGGTGGTGGGCGACGAGCTTCGTCGTCGCGTCGCGGACTGTATTCACCACCATCGCGCCTGTGTCTGACCCGCGTAGCGGCGTTTGTGCGACCTCGACCGGGAGCGCGGTCTCGATCTGCTCGAGCGCGGCGACCGTGTCGCGGGCTATGGTCCTGATCAGTACGTAGTGCTCTACGAAGCATCGCTGGAGCGTCCGCATCACGCGCCCCATCAGCTCGGGCGTGCCGCCCCAGTCTTCGAGAACGATCTCGCGCATGACGCGCGGCATCTGTGGTACTTTCATGCGTGCCTCACGATCTCCACCCTGCCCTTCCACGTCGCGACAACGTCGTCCAACCATCGCGACACCATGCGGTAGCCCTCCTGGACCCGCTCGTCGCCGGTGGTGCCATCGATCCGCGGCCCGCCACCGTCCACGCCGTAGACGTGGATCTCGGTCGCCCCCATGATCAGCGCGAGGTGGATCGCCGGCTTGATCGACGACTGCCCGCAGTGGAGTAGGCCGAGCCGCGCGAATGCCAGCGTCTCGCAGCGCCCGGGGTAGAGCGGCAGCCGCGTCGATCGGAAGGCCAGGTCGACGCCCGCGGGGGCGTAATCCTGGATCACCGCTCGACGGATGCCGAGATCTACCGGTCGGCTCCATGCGGCCCAGTCGGAATCAGCCGTGAGCCACCACGTCGTCACGCCCCAGAGCGGCGCCCGGTTGACGCCGATCGTGACCGTAGGCATCTCGCCGATGGAGTGGGTGAGCAGGGACGGGCCGTTGCCGAGCACGCCGACCGGTCCCCGCACCGTGTCCCAGAGGTCCTCGAGACCTACGGCAGCGCCCACGGGAACCCCATGGCGGCCCGCCCGGCGCCGATCACGAGCGGCTGGACGTGGGACGGCACGGCCGGCCAACCCGGCGGGAACGGCACCACGACCTCACCCTCCGATGACCAGGCCGCCGGCGGGATGACCACTCGGAAGGCCGGGCGCCCGCCGTGCCAGCGCCCCCATGGTGTCTCGAGGGCCGGGAGGGAGGACAAGCGGCCGTCCATGGCCAGACCGACAACCGGCGCCCCACGGACCGGTAGCGGCCCGGCCAGGAGGTAGATGATGACCGGACCGTCCCTGAGCCCGGGAAGCCCGTGGAGGCCCGGCTGGTGGGCTCGGAGGACGGCCTCCCAGCCCCCGGCCGCCCGCCGCGGGCCGCCGAAGGCCACCCAGGGCAACCCAGTGCCCTGGAGGCCGATGACCTCGGGGATGGGGTCGTACCAGGCCGGGAGCGGTTCCATGGCCAAGATGACCTCCAGGGGGGCGCCCGGGAGGGCGGCATCGGACATCCGGCCCCACCATGGCGGCGGGGTCATCTCCTCGGCCGTGGGCCCGGGCGGCGACCTGGGGAGGTCGTCCGTGGCACAGGAGGCGAGCCAGAGGATCGCCCCGACGATGAGGGCGGAAAAGAGGATGCCCCAGGCGGCCCCGCGGAGGACCTCGCCAGTTGTGCGCCAAGCGCCGGGGTGCGCGGTCATCCGAGGAGCATCCTGAGCCCGGGCACGACGCCGGCGACGATCCCGAGCACCTTGGTGATGATCTGCACGTCGCCGCGTGCCACGGCGGCGTCGATCTCCCCGGCGATATGATCGGCCACCGCCTGCGGGATCACCGGATCGTTGCCGACTCGGCCGAAGTCCTCGCTGGGGCCGAGGTGTGCGAACGGGTCACCTCCCGGAGTCGAGCCGAGATTCCGTAGGAGCGCCGCGAGCGCGGACGCCACGTCATTCTGGGTTGCCACCGATGATCTCCTTCGCCTCACCAATCAGGGCGTCGATGTTCGCCGCCCCCTCGGCGGCCGTCTTCACCCACCTGGAAATGGACTCGGTGAGTCGCCGCAGGATGGCCAGGTTAACGTCTACGCTGTACCGTGCTCGCACCTCGTCGAGTCGTGCGGCGATCCGCAGCCGGCTTGCCTCCCGTTGGTCGGCGAGTGCAGCAACCTTCGTTGCATCAACGGCCGACCCGGACTCGGCCGTTAGCCGCGCTAGCTCGGCCTCGAACACTGCCTTGAGCTGCGCATCGTAGGCGGCGCGCAGCTCGCGATCGTAGTCCGCGACGATCGCGGCCTGTCGCGCCTCGATCCGCCCGATGGCCTCGATCTGGAGGTCGGAGGCTGAGGAAAGCTCCGGGGGAACGTAGGCGGCGCACGCAGTCATCATCAAGAGAATCGCGACAGTGTATGTCTTCATCCTGCATCATCCTTGAAACGGAGATCGAGAGGGCCGTAGCGTCTCTCAAGCACGTCAAGCGTACCAGCGTCGATCCTCAGTACTTGACCATCCTCGCCCCACGGCCTCGCAACTATGTCCGAATCGTGAAAGTATGGAACCCTATCGACTTCCAGCCCGTGCAGGAGACCAGCCACCGCCCTGTAGAATGGCTCGACAGCGTCCGCATGAAAAGCCTTGACGGCCCCAGCATGAAGAGCCTTGAGATCCTCCGGGGTCTCGTTCATGGCCGGGATCCTACAGGAAACCGGGGCGGACGGCCAGGCCCACGGGACCGGCCCGTCAGCTTTCCGGCCGGCCACGAGTCAGAAGACCGCCCGCCCCAGCGAAAACAGCGCCACCACCGCGGCCCCGGCAACGGCAATGGCCAGCACTGCCGCAGCGAGGTAGAGGAGCAGGTCACGTACGTCACTTCGCATCCCGTACGTCACTTCGCATCACCGGCCGTCGGCGTTGCCGTCTTGCCGATCGCCGCGTTGATCACCTTGTCGTGGATGAGCCCAGCGCCGACACCAGCGCCGACGCCGGCGATCACCATCTCGAGCCACCCAGTCGCGGCGAACCCCCAGCCGAGCGTTTTCGAGAGTGCGGTTAGCCCGAGGCCGAGGACGAGAGCGAGCATCGGTTCACGCCCGGTCACCCACTTCGGGAACAGGTTCTTTGCCGCTCCGATGAGGCCGGTCGTGGCGGCCGCAACGCCGGCGAACGTGGTTAGGTCAAACTGCATGGAAGACTCCTTTCAGTAATGGACGGGCACGCGCCGTCGTAAGAGAGGATGAAGAAGGAGAACCAAGCGCGCGCCCGCTTTCTCATTTCGGTGGACCGTTCGGCCTCCGCTTGATCTCGCCCGTTTCGAGGTCCACCACCCACGTCGCCCGGCGGTCGGCGAGCACGAGTTCCTCGAGCCGGTCCATTCGATCCGTGAGCGACGCAACGTCCCATATCCGCAGCGCGATCGCTGCCGCCACCATCAGGAGGCAGATCCCGAGAAGTGCCCAGCTCTTTACCTGCCTAACCATCTCGTCACGATGTCGAAGGCGAAGACGAGCAAGCTGACGCCGAAGGTGATCTTCAGAGCGAGCGCGTCGAGCTTCTGGAGGCGCCGCGAGTGCTCCTGCTGCTGTCGATAGACACGTCGGACACGCCGTAGGAGCCGGCGGAAGTCCTGCCGGTGCGAAGCCGACCATGTCTCCAGCTCCGAGAGGCGTCGTTCCGTCTTTTCGTCGAGCGGCATCGGTCATGGTGTACCAAAAGACTCCCGGCGTCCCGTCAGCCGCCCAGCCGATCCGTCGTACGGGCGTCCGTCGCGACACACATCGCGCCTCCACACACGTAGGCCCGAGGCGCCGGGAATCAAGTTAGCTGGTTGCAATGGTGAACTCGAACACGCAGAGCGTGTCGCTGAGGTCCGTCGCGGAACCGACCTTGGTGAACTCAAGCCGGAGCACGTCCGCGGCGGCTATCGAGGTGTTCTGAAGCGTCCCGAGGCTCTTCCGCGTGTTCGCCGCGAAGTCGTTCCCGTTCGTGTCGAACGCTGCCGCGAGCAGGTCCAGCGCCGCGGTGACGTTCCTGATCTGAATCGTCCAGCGGTTCCCAGCGGTACTCGTGGTCGCCGCGTTGACCGTGATCGATACGGCAGTCGCCGTGATCGCAGCGGCCGATGCGAAGAACAGCCGGTTGACCGTCGCGTTCAGGAGCCCGAGCGGGAGTGCGACGTGCATCTTCCGCCCGTCCACCTGGGACTTCGTGACCGCGTCACCGGCGGCCGTGCCGGAGCCGAGGCCGGTGATCTTGTTCCCGCCAAACGCAAGCGCGCCTGTCATCGCGACCGCGCCGTCTCGAGCAACGAGTCCGCCGTGAGCTACGGTCAGGTCGTCGAAGAGCGTGATGGTCGCCCCGTTATGCCGGAAGCTTATCGTTCCAGGAGCCCCCGTGACGTACATCATGTCACCGTTCGCCGGCGATGCTGGCAGCGCCACGCCGGCCCAGTGCGACCGCACGGCATCGACCGAGTCGTTGATGTCGACGCGCGAAGCGGCGAGCGTGTCGGCGCCTAGGACGGGAAGACCGTAGACCTGACTCATGGGATGTCCACTCCACTGAGGATTTCGAGCGTGTGTAGGCGGATCTCGAATCCGTAGGTGTCCGCCGCGTCGTCACCGAGTCGCCGTACGTAGGCGACGAGATGCGTGTCGCCAGCCGGCACGGCCGACCCGCTCGTCACGTTGATGGTCGTCTCTTGCGATTGATTGACCGTGAGTCCAGACGAGACCGTGACGGCGTGCGTGCTCGACGCCGGCGATCCGAAGGCGTCCACAGCGCGCTTGAACGACTGCCAGATGATCTCGACGGCGAATGCTTGGCTCGACCCCGGCGAGTTGGCCGGTATGTACCAGCCGAGTCGGATCGAGAACCTCCGCCCTACTGCGGCCTCGATATACCAGACTGGGATCTTGAACGTCCGGAATCCAATGTCGGTGATCCCCGTCGCCGCGAGCTCCCGGTAGAGTATGTTGGTCGTCGAGTCGACGAGCAGCACCGGCGCCGAGAGATGGCTGTTCCAGAGCGCCCCTGGCTCCTGGTCGCGGTGCCATGCGAACGTCTGCTCGCTGACGATCTTGCCGGTCTCGGAGGTTATCTGCGTGTCGACGTAATCCTTCGTCGCGGCGTCCTGAGCGAGTGTCGGGTTCAAGACGTTCAGGATCTTCTTGGACGATGCGTTGATGTCCTCCGTCCCGTTGATGAACTGCCCGAGCGAGCTGAACCGGATCAGGTTGCCGCCGGCCGAGTTCTGAAACCGCAGCAGGTCGGCGCTCTGCGACGTCTGCGCCTTGATCGTCAGCGGCACTACGGCGGCAGTCGTCGGCTGCACCACGTTGTCGAGCGAGCTGTCCGGACGAAGCTGAACGAACGTCGACGCCGAGGCGAGCACGGTGCGAAGTGACAGCGCCCGCGGGTCGTACACGGTCGACGGGCGGTTGAGCGTCAGTCGGACCTCTACTGCGTTGCAGACCACCTCGCGCGGCGAGTACTCCTCGTAAGCCCCGAAGCTCCCGCCGCCGTCGGTCGAGATCCTGACCTCTATCTTCGGGCTGAGTCCGCCGACGATGTCGGTCGGCCCGTCCCACGTGAGCATAGACGCCATCGGGGAGTCCCACGTGAACCCGGCCGCGTCCCACGTATAGGACGCCGGTGACTGAAGCTCGAACCCAGTCAGGAAAGCAGTGTCCCACGTCATCCCGAAGTATGCCGGGTCGTCCCACGAGAACGCCGCCTCGTCCCAGGTCATCGCCGTGTCTGCGAGGCGACCGTCGACGTAGACCAAGATCAGGTGCCGCTCGAGCGTCGCCGACGTGAGCATCGGCGTCACGTAGGTCCCGGTCAGGTTGGCCCCGGAAAGCTGGAGCTGCCCCCCCGTGACCTGCGTGTTGACCTTCGTCCCGACCCATCCTGCCTGCTCGTCCTGCGAGTCGATGGTGGTCTTGTCTGCCGGCAGGAATCCGTCGAGGAGAATCGTGATCCCGAGCGGCGAGTAGATTCCCTGGCGAGTACGCGCGCGCACCTGGAGCTTGTAAGCTTGATCGATGCGCGTCTTGAACGTTGTCTCGCCCGCCGGCATGCGCGTCACGAGATGACTGCCGCCCCACTTAGACCCGGCCCTGATCTCGTACTCCTTGACGTCGGCCGACGATGGCGCAGGGAGGGTCAAGACGACGTCGGAATCCACCTGGTAGACGCGCGAGCCGGCGGCCGCCGGGTCGTCCGGACGGCCGGTCAAGCCGCCGACGCGCACTGTCTTAGTCGGCGCGCCTCGTGGATCGGCGCGCGCCCCACGGGCCGACACCGGCACGGCCGCGACCTGGATGATGTCTCCCTCGCCGCCGACGCCGTTGAGGAGCAGCCGATCCCCGGCGGTGCGCCCAGCGTAGCGCCAATCATCTGCGCCCTCGGCGCCGTCCACGTGCGGCCTCCAGTAGACGTCTACCTCCTTGGCGCGCTCGTCCCGCTCGATGTGCACGTCGAGCGAGGTCGAAAGCGTCCCGTCCGCTTGGCGGATGGCGACCTCTTCCGCCCGCACCGAGATCACCGGCGGCGGGATCGACTGCGGGTCCGGGAAGTCCTCGGTAAACTCCTCGATCGGACCCGGGTCGTCCGAGTAGACCGTGGCGTCGTACTCGAGGACCGTAAGCTCCCGCGAGAGGTCGGGATTAGTCCTGACCTCGGTGATCTGATACTCGCGCGTGAATGACGCTGGGGCCCCGATCGAGTACGGGTCACCGCGTGCCGGGCTGTCGCTCGCGTCCCACGCTGCGGAGACCGTGATCGGGTCGCCCGCAGCGACAAGGCCGGTAGTCGTCGTCGTGCGTTCCTGGAACACGTCTACGCCGGTGCGATCCGTCCGGACGACGATCTTGTCCCCGGTCGCGAGCGTGACGTCCCTATCGAGCGTGATCGTCGTGGTGGACGGTGCTGAGTTGGTCCTGCCGGACGCGCCCCACTTCGTCGCATCGTGTGCGAGGCGGACGACGTCGCCCGGCAGGACGTGAATCGCCTCGATTCCGCACTTGAGCGTCCCGGTCTTGCCCCGCTTCTCTGCCCAGTTAAGGCGGAACTGCGCCATGCGATACGCCTGCGCGGCGCGCACCACGCCGACGAGCGCGAGGTTCTCGACGACGGGCGCCTGCCCCTGGAAGATCGCGTCCGTGGGCCGCTGTGCGACGTCCGACGAGTAGTCTGTCTCGCGGTTCGGGAACTGCGCCTGGACGATGTTCGGCCGCAGGCTTCGGTCCGTGTACTTCAGCGCGAACTCGGAGGCGTTGCCCATGCCGAAGAGCGCCTTCGGCGACGACGTCTGCTCAAGTACGACGGTGATCTTCCGCCCGATCAGGAGGAGGTTCGCCCATGCTGACTGCGCAATGGACTGCACGGCGTCCCATCCGTCCTCGGCCGTGTCCCAGACCATGTCCACCTCGGCACGCGGGACGGTGCCGCCTCGCCCGTCGTCGACAAGCGTGGCCGCATGCAGTCGCCAAGAGTTGAACGCAGCGAGATCGATGTTGTCGAGCGTGAGGAGGCCGCCGCGCGCGAGGCCGTAGATCGGGTGGAGGAGCATATCCATGGCCACCAGCGGCGGGGACCTCGTCCAGACCTCGTTGAACTGCGGGTTGGTCGTCGAGATGGTGTCCCAATTCCAGACCTTGCGCCCGCGGACGATGGACGTGACGGTCGGCGGCGTGCCGGCAAGCTGGTCGGTCGAGACGGCGCGCAGCCCGAGGAGCGCGATGCCGGGGTACGCGAGCGAGTCGTAGGTGATCTCGTTCACCGCAACGAGGACGGACTTCGATTCGCGATCCGTCTGCGTCTCTGGCCAGATAGGCGACGTTCGCTCGATCTGGATCTCGTACTTCGCCTTCACGAGCCCGTCGACACGGAAGGATCGCGAGAACGGGGCACGTCTCGTGGCCGTGAACACGAGCGCCTGCGTCGTGTACGCTCCGGTCGACCCGGAGACGCGATACCGCAGCGTGAAGAACACAGATCGAGGATTCAGAGATCCGTTCTGTTGCGCATCGAACAGCCCCAGCGGGAAGTTGATCACGCCCTCGAATGCCTCGATATCGTCGGACGTGTGCGTGAACGGATCACCGACCACAAGCGTCTTGTCATATGGAACGTCCACTGTGACATCGTTGAAGCCCGGAACCGGGAGCTGTTCCTCGCCGCCGAGTCGTATTGAGATGCGCGTGCCGACATACTCGTGCGCCGGCGTCCCGTTGAGCTTGATGCTGTCCGGGATCTGCGCCCCGGATAGGTCGTCGACGTCCGCCGTGATCCCGCCGACGGACTCGATCGGCCCGTGGCAGAGCGCGATGAGCATGTTAAGCACCTGTCGACCGATCTCGTCCACGGTGAAGAAGATCGAGATGACGTTTCCGCCGACGACGTGCTCCCCGTAGACGACGGGGATCGGGATGCCGGTGAGCGCCGTGTTGCGGACGCCGGTGAGGTCGAACGTCGGAGACCCTGCCTCGCGCTCGCCCCTACCCTTCGGGGCTGACGGGGCGAGCAAGAGGTTGACGACGAACGAGAGCGCCGAGAGGATGAAACCGACGAGGAGAGAAACACCGAAGTCCCCGGCAGGGAGGACAGCAAGAACCATCTGCCCCTGGACCGGCTCATCAAGCTCGAGACGCCGCCCTTCTGCCGTGGCCATGATCCGCGGCGTGAGCCCCTCGCGCTTCCACGGGATCGGGATGACGTCGCGAACGGTGAGCCCCGGCCGCCATGGGATGCGTCGCACCTCGCGCTCGTGAGGGGCGGCAAGCGGATTCCGTACGAGTGTGCACGTGATGTCCTCGCAGTGCGGCGGGCGAGCGACGAACCGGACGCCTGCCTGTGGGCTTACGCCGACCTGCCCTGACCGCCAGACGTGGAGGACGCCACCGTCCACGATCACCCCAACGTGATCCGCATAGACGGCGAGGTCCCCATCCTGAGCCCGGCCTGGCGGCAGCGCCTCCCACCCTAGAGCCTGGACTCCGCCCTCGAGCGCGGACGGGCGGCCCGCGTCCTTGGGCGGCGTGTCCAGGTCCGGGAATGCCACGCCGGCCCGGCGGTAGAACTCCATGACGAGGCCGAGGCAGTCGAGGCCGATGGCCGGGTCGCGCCCGCGCTCCACGTAGGGCACGCCGAGGAGGTCCTTCCACGGGGCGCGTGTCATACTCGGGACGGTCCCTTCGGGATGCCGGGGAATCCACCGAAGTTGAGCGGGTGTCGCCGCGGGACACCGTTCGCAACCTCGTTATCGCCGTGCACGCGGCAGCCGTTCGACGTGTCGAGCCCGAGGTCACACTTCGCCGGGACGAAGAGCGGCGACGGCCCGGAGATCAGGTTCGGCAGCGTCGTGTCGTAGTTGCAGCCGGCCTTGCCGTAAATGTGCCGGCACCGCGTGCGGTTGTACCGCTGCGACGGGAACTGTGCGGCGAAGAGGTTGTGTACGCCGACGACGAACGTAACGACGGCGGACGTGACGGTCGCTTCCTTGATGACGTAGACACCCTCATGGATCGCCTCGTTCGGGGCGCTGGTGCTGACGAGACGCACGGTGACCTTCTTACCGAGGAAGTTGCCCGCCTCGACCTGCGCGGCGACGACCTGCTGGAAGTTGGATACGGTCACCTCGAGGTCTGCCAGCACGCCACGCCCGTCGCGGCTCTGCACAGCCACGGCGACCGGGAACGGTGAGTAGACGTTGCCGTTGTGCGTGAAGTCCTTGTCGTGGCCGGCGATGCGGATGGCGTTCGTCGCGTCGAACTGGATCTCGAAGAGCCAGACCCACGGCGACAGGTCGTGCATCCTGTTCTTTTGCTTGACGAGCGATGTCGAGAGCGTCTCAGCCATTAGACGAACACCTCCTCGACGAGCATCGACACCACGTAGACGTTCGGCTCCGGCTGCTCGATCCGGGCTCCCTCGAGCGCACGCAGGCGCAGGGCTTCACCTGTCTCGGGGTCGGTCCACGCGAAGTCTTTCTCGCCGGCGAACGTCTGGTGCGCGAGCGCATCGACCGTGTTCCGCTGGGAGAGGGTGAGCCCGGACCAGACGAACTCCCACGTCCGGCGGTCCTTCGTGCCGAACGGCGTCGTGACGACGTGCCCGGACTCGGCGCGGTACTCGCGTGACGGAACGCGGTGATGCACCGGCAGGGCGTAGGACGGCTCGACCGTGAGGGTGCCCGACGGCTGCGTCTCTACCGGGAGCGACGCGCTCGCGAGCACAGGTACGGTGGCGAGCGTCGGCATCGGAAAAAACGGCTGACTCGTCCCGAGGCGCTCGTCGCGCACGTTGAAGTTGTCGATGCCTGCGAGCGCGGATAGGTTCGAGCCCGAGCCGACGTTCGGCCCCTCCTGGCGGAGGAAGATCCCGCAGTAGCCGGCGAGCGCGTTGACGTTGCCGGAGAGTGTGTAGTTGAGTGAGATCAGACCGACGTCGACGGACCACGTCCCCTGGAGGGCAAACTGCTGATTCGTCTGCGCAACCACGCGCAGGGTAATCGTCGC